CTAAAGATACTTGGGAACAGAAGTACAAAACACTGCAGGGTATGTACAACGCAGAGGTTCCCCGCATGAAAGCGGAAAATCGTGAGTTGTCTTCCCGTGTTACTCAAATGGAGCAGCTACTTAGCACTTTGAATAACCAACCTGTTGCACAGCCTGAGTCTATTGATCCATTGATCACAGACAAAGATGTTCAAGAGTACGGCGATTCTATTGATGTTATGCGGCGTGCAGCACGAGAGGAGTTGGCTCAGTCTAACGCTCGTGTTACCGAACTTGAGAACACTATTCGTCAGTTGCAGTCCAGCGTGGTTCCGCAGATGAATCAAATCTCACACGCACAGGCGCAAACAGCCGAACAGGCGTTTTGGGCAGACCTTTCCGGTAAAGTACCCCAGTGGCAAGACATCAATAACGACCAAAACTTTCAGTCTTGGTTGCTAGAGATTGACCCGCTGACAGGTATTTCTCGTCAGACGTATCTAGAAGACGCACAGTCTAATCTGGATTCTAACCGTGTGGCGCAGTTCTTTATGTCTTGGCCAGGGGCTAAGTCTACGCCAGTTGCTCAAACCAATCGGAAGGTTCCTTCTGAACAGTTGGAGAAGCAGGTATCGCCAGGGCGAGGTCGCTCAGGCACAAATACTATGCCATCCGAAGGCCAAACGTATTCACCCGCTGATATTGAGCAGTTCTTTGATGCTGTTCGCAAGGGTAAGTACCGAGGTCGTGAAGAAGAACGTGGCCGAATAGAGCGTGACATTTTCGCTGCACAGCGAGAAGGTCGCATAGTCACTGCATAATTAAAAGGAGGCTAACATGGCTTTTGCAGTATCATCAGGTCGTCCGGACTACACGGGCAACTTTATTCCTGAGATCTGGTCAGGCAAGCTCATCGAGAATTTCTACGATGCGACTGTCCTGTCTGCGATCTCTAACACTGACTACGAAGGTGAAATTCGTAACATGGGTGACACGGTTAACATCCGTACCACTCCGGAAATCACCATTCAAACCTACGTTAAGGGCCAGACTCTTGCAGTCGAAAACCCTGACAAGGCTAAACTGCAGCTCGTAATCGACAAAGGCGAATACTTCGCTTGCGTTGAAGACGATGTTGATCAGGTTCAGTCTGACATCGCTCTGATGGATATGTGGTCTAAAGACGCTTCTGAGCGTATGAAGATCAAGATCGACGAGCGTGTTCTGACTGACATCCTGACTGATGTATCCGCAAATAACAAAGGCACAACTGCTGGCGCTATTTCTGGGAACATTGATCTGGGTGTAGCAGGTACCCCTGAAGCTCTTACAAAGTCTAACGTCATTGATAAGATCGTAGACATGGGTACCGTTCTTGACGAAGCTAACTGTCCAGAAGGGGATCGCTTCCTTGTGATTCCTGCAAAGATGGCTGGCCTTATCAAGCAGTCTGACCTGAAAGACGCATCCATTACTGGTGACAACCAGTCGCCGCTGCGTAATGGCCGTCTGGGCATGATCGACCGCTTTACCGTTTATGTTTCTCACAACCTGAAGAAAACTTCTGGCGGTGAGTTCAGCGTAATCGGTGGTCATAAGATGGGCTTCACATTTGCATCTCAGATGACAAACATGGAAACCATCCGGTCTGAAACAACTTTTGGCAACATCATTCGTGGTCTTCAAGTTTACGGCTATAAGGTCGTTAAGCCTGAAGCTCTCGCCACAATGATTGTTACTGTATAAGGAGGGCTTAGATCATGGCTACTTATAACGATGGTAAAGGTTATAACCTTGGTACTGGCGCGGCACACGTTGCTGCGGGCATCAACAAGGTTTCATCTGTAACCGTAGAGTTGAACTTCGCTACTATCACTACTGCGCGTTCAGACGCTGGTCTGACTGCACTTGCAGCAGCTGATATTCTTGAAGTTATTAAAGTCCCAGCACAAACTTTGGTCACACATGTGGCTCTAGAAGTTACTACTGCTGAGGGCGGAACACTAACAGTTGACGTTGGTGACGGCGATAACCCAGATGGATACCTTGATGGTGTTAACGCTAATGCTACAGCAGCATATATTTCTGTAGCTGGAACTGACGCTTTTGAGCAAGGTAAGTTTTACACTGCTGCCGATACAATCGACATTGTGCTTAACAATGCCGCTGACGCAGCAGTTATGAAGCTTACAGCTGTAATGGTTGACTGTTCATAACTTGGTTGGGGGCTTCGGCCCCCTTCCTTACCTAGGAGGTACCGATGGCTAAGCAAATCGATAAATCAAAGATGGCTTGTAACAAGCCTCGCAGAACCCCTGGGGCCAACAAGAAGTTTGTTGTCAAAGCCTGTGAAAACGGCAAAGAGAAGATTATTCGCTTCGGCGACCCGAACATGAAGATTAAGAAGTCTAATCCTGAGCGCCGCAAAAACTTCCGTGCTCGGCATGGGTGCGACAGTCGCCCCCCATCTAAGATGACCGCACGTTACTGGTCTTGTAAGAAGTGGTGATGATATGGCAGCTCCTAAGACTCAATCTAAAAAAGACGCTTGTTACTATAAAGTAAAAGCGCGGTATAAAGTTTGGCCCTCGGCTTACGCCTCAGGTGCCTTGGCAAAGTGTCGAAAAGTCGGCGCTAAGAACTGGGGTAATAAAAGTGGCAGTAAGAAAAAGTAAAAAGGGCGAATCCCTTCGTAAATGGTTTGGTCAAAACAACGGCAAAGGTTGGGTTGACTGCAAGACAGGTAAACCCTGTGGACGAAGTGGGTCAAAAAGTGATAGTAAGAGAGGGTACCCTGCGTGCCGTCCTACTATGGCTCAGTGTAAATCTGCAGCAGCTAAGACGGCGATGAGGAAGAAAAAGTCTTCTAGCCGTGTAAGCTGGAAGTCATAAGGAGACTAACATGGCTGGACGTTGGCTAAAGAATACAGTTGATGGCGAGATCTACGAGTGGGATGAGATCTTAGCTGATAACCCAAAGACAGTGGAAGTCACTGAAGAAGAGGCATTCCCTGAAAAGTTTATCCCTAAGAAGCAGAAAGGCCGTAAGCCTAAGGTAAGCTTAGAGACTGAGGTACCTGCAGAACCTGACAACACTCCAGAGGAGTTGGCAGAAGAAGCATCACGAGGGTTGCCTGAATGATTCTAAACGATGTAATCACTGAGGTTAGACGTATCATTCAAGATACGAATACACCGTATCGTTACAGCGATGACGTATTGCTGGGGTTTGCTAATCAGGCTCTGAAGCGTATCGCTGTGCTGCGGCCTGACCTCTTTGCATTCATCGGTGACATTACTTGTACGGACGGCGAGGTTGTTCAGTCTACGCCGTCTGACTCTATCCGACTTATAGAAATATATTCTGTGAAGAACGGTAATGGGATTATTGAGACAAACCGCGAGGCTCTGGATCAGGCTTATCCTACATGGATGAACGATACAGCTGGCCCTGCAGTAAACTTTATGCGGCACGTTCGTAACCCCAATAAGTTTTTTATCTACCCTAAGGCTCCTGCTAGCCAAGTACTGATAGGTGAATATTCTAAGACTCCTCCCGATTACGATGGCGTAACTACTGTAGACTTACTGCCTGACGCTTACTTCCCTGTAGTTATTGACGCTACAGTGTTTATCGCAGAGTCTGTAGATAACGAACACGTCAACTCACAGCGAGCACAGTTGTTCCAGCAGTCGTTTACCCAAGCACTCGGCGTTGCTGCTCAGAGTCGCTCGATCACTGACCCTGAGCGTGGCGGGTTGAATGAGGAGGACGTAATCTAATGCCTAATAGAGCATTTTCTGAAATCGTTACTAGGCTCGCTCCAAGCGTCCCTGGTGCGCCTAACGTAGTTGTAGAGCAGTATGTACGGGACGCAGCCATAGAGGCGTGTGAGCGCACTCTAGCGTGGCGGCACGAGCAACCTGCAATTCGACTTACTCAGGGCGGACATGATTACGCATATGACCCACCTACTGATGCTGAGGTTCATGCGATTATTACAGCAACAGTAAATGGTAATAAGCTAACCCCTGTCTCTTTAGATCACATGCACGATATATACCCTAAATGGCCGTATGCCGGAGCTAACGAAGAGGCTGAGCCTAGGTACATTACGACTATTGATGTAGATAATTTCGCTGTAGCACCCATTCCTGACGGCGGCACGAATTACGACATCCGCATGATTGTTGCATGTAAGCCGCTTCGGACTGCTACAGAGATGGATAAGACTGTTTTAGACGATCTTGAAAACGTTATTATGCACGGCGCACTACAACATCTTCTGGTGTTGCCAGAGCGTTCATGGAGTGACAGAGAGCTGGCTTCATACCACGCAAAGCAGTTTGCGTATAAGTTATCGGAGCGTAGAGCTAGAGCCAACCTTGGCACAGGCAGAGGTTCTATGCGTGTACAGAACCAGAGATTTGCGTGAGGTAGGCTATGGCAGATACAATTAAACTTGTTAAAGGTGATTCAAAGCCAGTAATTATCCTCACACTTACCGACGACTCTACTGATACTGCATTTGATCTTTCTCCTGCGTCTGTAAGCGTGAGTATTAGGTTCCGTAAAGCTAACACTGATACGCTCCTTAGCACGATCAGCTGTAGTAATGTGGGTGACGGCACTGATGGTAAGGTACAGTTTGACTTCTCAGGCGGTGTCCTCGATGTAGATCCTGGCCAGTATGAAGGTGAGATTGTAGTTACTACATCAGGTGCCGGTACTCAGACAGTCTATGACACACTAACCTTCCGAGTGAGAGATAACTTAGCATGAGGATACGGGCGAGCGTTGCATTTGCGAGTATTAGTGCTGCTGTAGTAACAAGCAGTATTAGCGCATCTGTAGGCACGCCTAGTTATCTAGCTGCTACCGCTGTAGCTAGCCCCCTCTTAGTTTTAGGCGGCGCAGGTAGCGCCCCTGAAGTTCTCTCGCTTACTAACTTAGCTGCAGAGTCTGTATCTATAGGTGATGGCGATGTTGAAGGCGAACTTGGATTTAGTGCCCAGCTACAAAAAGATTTTGAGACTTTTAAGACTGAAGGGCCAGCAGTAACAGATTCTGATCCTGTATTTGACGCAGGCAAAGTACTAACTGATTCTGTAACTGTAGTAGAGACACGGGTAAAAGTATTTACAGACTTTATTGACTTTGATCCTTCAGACGCTGATGTAGATGCAACGCCTGTTACCATAGTCGAGTCTGACGCCAAAGATGTTGACAAGCCGTTTAGTGATACTGCTACTGCTGCTGAGTCTATATCTAATCAACCAGATATACCTAAGACTGACGCTGTCACAGCTACAGATGCTGTAGATGATTTTGATGTCAATAAGGTAGCAACAGACACAGTAACAGCTTCTGAGGCGATTGGCCGCTTTGATGTAACGACTGAGTTTGACGACACAGTAACTGTTACTGAAGCGATTGAGAACGAAGTAACGCTGCCGTCTATAGCTGATTCTGTATCTGCGGTGCAGTCAAATGTTAAGACGTTTACATCTAACGTAGACTTTGACTTATCTGACGCTGATGTAGACCCAGACCCAGTTACTGCGTCTGATGCTATTGATGACTTTGACGTAGATAAAGGGATTACCGACACAGCTACAGCGACTGAGTCTGACGCTAAAGAAGTTACAGTAGCTGAGCTAGCAGACAACGACACAGTATCCGTGACAGAGACGGATGCTAAAGACTTTACGCATGGCGGGTTTAGCGACACGCTTACTGCTGTAGAAGGTATTAAGAATAATCCTGAGCTAGATAAAACAGATTCTGTCACTATGGCAGAGTCAAACACATTTGATGTACGCCCAGAGTACGCCGATTCAGTTAGTGCTACTGATGCTGTTGATGACTTTGACATTACGCTAGCAAAAACAGATTCCGTTAACGTAACTGACGTAAGTGTTAAGAACTTTACGCAAGATGTGGATTTTGATACTAGCGACGCAGACGCAGACGCTGATCCAGTTACAGTAACTGAGTCTTTAGGGTTTGACGCTACACACCCACTGTCTGACTCGTTCTCACCATCAGAAGCCCATGTGTTTACATTTACAAATGTATATACAGATACCGCTACAGCTACAGAGAGTATCAATACAACACTTACGCTAGGCGATTCTGAGTTTATGTACCCAGATTACGTCAATATCCAAGATGGTCAGACGGAGTTTATCTTTAGGCCGTACTCCTACACCATCTCTAGTACAGAATATTTCGTCCCTAATACGGGCGTGATAGGGGCGGCAGAAACACTTAACTCTGTAATGTTAGCCGACCAATTTGTAACCACCCCATCGGATTCTGGTGGACTTGTTGTCAACTTCCATTATACTGACGTGGACGAAGATGACCGTGCACTGGGCGGTTACTACTTTAACCAAACGCCTCTCAACCCTGGAAACAGTACGGTAGGCGAAAGAACGATCTTGTAATAGGAGATAACCATGATTCAAGATTCTATCAAAATGACCGGTGAACTTCGGATCACGGTTACGAACCCTGAGGGCAATATCACACAAGAGACTGTTGTCCCTAACCTTGTTGTTACTTCTGGCAAAGACTTCATTGCTGAGCGTATGAAGGACGCAACTACTACTGCTATGTCACACATGGCGATTGGTACAGGCACTACTGCAGCGGCAGCTGGCGATACTACGCTAGGCACTGAAGCAGGCCGTGTTGCTCTTACATCTACAACAGTTACGAACAACGCAGTAGCATATGTTGCCACGTTCGGAGCAGGTACAGGCACCGGCGCGATCACCGAAGCAGGCTTGTTCAACGCTAGCTCTGCTGGAGATATGTTGTGTCGGACAGTGTTTTCTGTTATCAACAAAGGGGCAGCTGATACTCTAGGTATTACTTGGACTGTTACTGTCAACTAGGGAAATGAACAATGAGCGTCAAATTTGCTAATAATGCTTTTGGCACCCTGAGTGCCGGAATAACAGCCTCAGGTACGAGCATTACACTATCTAGTGGACAAGGCGCTCGTTTTCCTACTCTCGCAAGCGGTGAGTATTTTTACGCTACTCTTATCGACACAAGCAACAACCTAGAAGTTGTTAAATGTACAGCACGGTCTAGTGATGTTCTAACAGTCACGCGAGGCCAAGAGTCTACAACGGCTCAGGCGTTTGCTATCGGCGACCGGATTGAACTTCGTGTCACAGCAGCTGGTTTGACCGATGCAGCTAATCCTTACGATAAGGACACCTCATCTACGGGGTCTTTTGCACTGCCAGTTGGCACAACAGCTCAGCAACCTGCGGCTGCGGACGCTGAAGGTCACATACGCTACGACTCTGATGACGAAGTTGTGTACTACTCAAATGGCACCGATTGGCTAAAGGTTTCTTCCGTGATTGCTACGCTAAGTAGCGTTACGGGTAATATTTTTGCTGGCACCAGTACTACTCTTACCCTAGCTGGTAAAGGTTTTCAGGCATCTAACTTAACCGTTAATTTCCTCCAGTCGTCAGATTCTATTGACGAAGATGTAGTGGTCACGCCGACTTCAGATGTAGCCGCTACAGTAACTGTCCCTGCGGCGGTGTATAACAACGTTACATCGGGTAATGATGTATCTATATCAGTTACAAACGACGATGGAACTACATCCGCCGCTGTAACTAAAACTGCGGTTTCGCTACCTAGCGGTGGTACAGTTACGACATCTGGCGGTTATCGCTACCACAAGTTTACTTCTTCTGGGTCATTTATAAATACCGTCGCTAGCTTGTCTGTTGAGTATCTTATTGTTGCCGGAGGCGGCGGTGGCGGCCAAAATACATCAGCCCAAACAGGCTCAGGTGGCGGTGGCGCTGGAGGTCTTAGGAATGGAACAGTCTCAGCAAGTGCACAGACGTACTCCATTCAAGTTGGCGGCGGCGGTGCAAACGGCAACCCTGGCGGAACAGGAACAGATTCGAGTGCTTTAGGTATTACTGCGAATGGCGGTGGCGGTGGCGCACGATCCCACAATGGTACTGATAACTCCAACAACGCTACTTCAGGCGGTTCTGGCGGGGGTGGCGGTGCTGCCAATAGCTCAAATGATAGCTACCGCTTTGGTGCTTCAGGAACTTCCGGTCAAGGTAATAGTGGCGGAAACGGCGGTTACGATGGATCAAACCTTTCTGCCGGTGGCGGAGGTGGCGGAGCCGGTGGCGCGGGAACTAGCGGCGGAAACGCTTATGCTGCCGGAGGAACCGGCGGGGCGGGTAATGGATCTTACTCTACATGGGCCACAGCTACGTCATCAGGTGATAACGGCTATTACGCCAGCGGTGGTACTGGAGGTTCATACAATAACTCAAGCGTTCCTTCCGGCGGATGGCCCGCACTAGATGGAGGTGGCGGTACTGGCGGTAACGGAGGAAGTCCAGTAACCGCTAACACTAGCGGCACCGCTAACACTGGCGGTGGCGCAGGCGGCGGCCACGTTGCAACAAACGGCGGTTCAGGTATCGTACTTATCCGGTATCAGCTATAAGGAGGCGACATGGCGCATTATGCAAAAGTAAAAGACGGTGTAGTTAC